AACAGCAATATCAATCTGCTCCGCAGAGTAGCCCAACTCACGCACCATGTGTGGTGTGGCTTCGGCCACAACCTCATGTGGCACGTCAGTCAGAGTCGAACGCAGCGATATGATCCTCGCTTCGAACGTCTCCTCCGCACCCTTCGCAACTTTGCGACTGAACGTCTTCAAGACAGCACGCACCGGATCAGGAATTGCATACCCCTCATACAAGAAGTGGTTGCAAAAGGGCACACCACCCTCGTGGTATGTGACCTTGAACTTCATGTAGTCGTTGAACCATTGACTCACTGTGAAGCTCTTCCTAACGGAAAGCGCGCCGTCATCTCCTGAAACCACGGCAAACTTACAACCTGCGCGCAGACCCCCATCGGGGTTCATGTACGCAAGTGCGAACACATATACCATGTTCGCGATTGTGTTGTAGTGGTATGTCTCCGGACTGCCAGAGTACATCTTGTGGGTCTGTTTCGTCTTGAGGTAGCCTTCATTCGAACGCACCCCCGTAACAGCGAACATATGTTCCTTCGCCTTCGCACCGTAACCCCGTGGCAAGCCGAACTTACGTTCGAGCAATGCCGGGATAGACGCCGCGAATTCGTCCCACTGTGTGTCTTGCTCCGACACGTCCGTAGCGACGTAGTCACCACGGGGCAAGCGTTTTGCCATGTCACCCATGTCACAGTGCTCAAACTTACCTGCAATCACATCCTGCAGGGCATACTGCATCAGCCCTGCAAGCACGCCAATGACGTATTGTCCCGTCACTTCTGGCATGTGTGTGTAGGTTGGCGAGAGCGCCATAACCGGCTGACCGGCCTTCTCCTTGTCCGCATGGAAGGGTTGGTTCCCCACCTTCACTTTGTGCTGCGTCTTGAGCACGCAGCGCACGACGGCATGTGCCACCTCCAAGTGGCCGAGATTGATTTGCGACTCCCGTCCGGGCAAGTCGTCCGCCGCGCCACCCACGATCTCTTGGGCTATGCGGTCGGCTTCACGGCCAACATAATTGACCTGATCACCATCCTCTCGCTTCGTCGCCAATGAAACAACCTTCTGTGCGATCGCTTCATCGTAAAGTTGGGGTATAATCGCGCGCACATTGTTCATGCGGCGACGCACCTTCGGATGCTTGAACATGGCATCCACGATCTTCTTCGCAACTTCACCACCACGG